GCCTCTCGTGCAGATCGCCGCGACCGCCGAGAGCCAGACAGCGAACACAATGCGGATGGTGCGGGCGTTCGCTCCGAAGCGTTCGCACATCGTCGAGTTCTACAACCTGGACCCGGGCAAGACGATCTACTACGGGTTGCCTGAGCGCACGCTCCAGGTCATCACGTCGTCGGTGACGGCGTCGGAGGGCGCCGAGGCGTCGTTCATCGTGGACGACGAGCTGGAGCACTGGAAGCCGTCGAACGCCGGCCCAGAACTGGCGGCCACACTTGAGGACAACCTGGCGAAGTCGGGCGCCCGGTCCGTCGGCACCGGCAACGCGTGGGTGCCGGGTATCGAGTCGGTAGCCGAGTCGGACTGGGACGCATGGGTGGCCGAGCAGGAAGGCCGAGTCAAGGCCGACGCGGGCCGCATCCTCTACGACGCTGTCATTGCGCCGCCCGACACGAACATGGGTGATTACGAGTCGCTCAAGACGGCGCTCGAGTGGGTATATGGCGACTGCGACTGGAAGAAGCCGCATGAACCGGACCCCAACCGCCCTGGCGATCTCCGACCGGTTCCAGGCTCGAAGCCGGACGTGCGCCCGATCATCAAGCGGATCTGGGCGCCGAACGCGAAGCCCGACGACTCCAAGCGCAAGTACCTGGACTGGCCGACCTCGGCAAGCGACGCGTGGTGCACTGCTGAGGAGTGGTCCGCCTGCGCCGACTCGACGATCACTGTCGCGGACGGCGAGGAGATCGTGGCGTTCTTCGACGGGTCGAAAAGTCAGGACGCCACCGGGATCGTGGGGTGCCGGATTTCTGACGGGCACGTGTTCACCATCGGTGGCTGGGAGCGTCCGCTCGGCCCACAGGGCGACGACTGGACCGTCCCCGTTGACGAGGTCGACGCCGCAGTCACGTGGATGTTCGAACGCTGGAGCGTCCTGGCGTTCTTCGCAGACGTCCGGGAATGGGAGTCCTACGTCCACACCCTGTGGCCACAACGGCACAGCGACGAGATCGTGATGTGGGCGCAGAAGACCGGCCGCAACGCTTCACCGATCGCGTGGGACATGCGCTCCCACACCATGGACTTCACCCTCGGCGCAGAGGCCTGCCTCACGGACATCGGCGGTCGGGCGTTCACCCACGACGGCGACTCTGCCCTGCACCGTCACGTCGTCAACGCCCGTCGCCGGCCGAACCGGTGGGGCGTCAGCATCGGTAAGGAATCGCGGGGATCGCCAAAGAAGATCGACCTGGCGGTATGCGCGATCGGTGCACGGATGGTGCGGCGCATGCTGCTCGCTTCCGACGAATGGAAGCGGCACACCGAAGCGACGAAGAAGCCCGCGGGCCGCGTCGTCGGCTGGGGATAGGAGGTGACCAGTGGCTGAGCCCAAGACAGCTGAGCAGCTCGGCCCGATCGTCTCCGACCTGATCCGTCAGCACAACAAGGAGCGGACGCGGCTCGATGAGATCGCCCGCTACATGGCGAACAAGGTCGATGCCATCTACGTGCCGAAGAAGGCGACCGACGAGTACCGGCGGCTCGTGGACATGGCACGGTTCAACGTGCTGCCCCTGGTTGTGGCGGCGAAGGCGCAGAACCTGTACGTGGACGGCTACCGGCCAACCTCGCAGACCGGGCGAGCCCCGTCTGCGGATAACAGTCCGATCTGGGACCGGGTCTGGCAAGCGAACCGGATGGACGCCCGCCAGGCGTCGCTGTTCCACCCGGCGATCAAGTACGGCTACTCCTATGCCACTGTGCTGCCCGGCTCAGGTGAAGCCGGGCCGGTGATCACGCCGTGCAGCCCCCGGACGCTAACGGCGCTCTACGACGACCCCGTGAACGACGAGTGGCCCCGCTTCGCCATGACGTTCCGCCAGAAGGTATTCAAGGGCGCCGATGTCGGCACGGACCCGATCGAACAACCGGCAACACCGGCCGGGGTCAATCTCAAGGTCTACGACGACAACTTCATCTACCGGGTCACCGAGAACGGCTGGGAGCTGGACACCGACGCACAAGTGCATGGCCTTGGCGTGTGCCCTGTGGTCAGGTTCCTGGACGCCTACGGCGAAGACGACCTCGACGAGAAGCTCGAGCTCCCGCCGGGCAAGATCGAACCGCTCTTACCGGCGCAGCGCCAACTCAACCAGACCACGTTCGGGCTGTTGATGGCGCAGCAGTACACGGCGTTCAAGCAGCGCTGGGCTACGGGCATGACGATCGAGCAGGACGCCAACGGCAACCCGGTCGAGCCGTTCAACGCCCGTGTAGACGCGGTGTGGCAGAACGAGTCACCCGACGGCAAGTTCGGTGAGTTCTCCGAGACGAACCTGGATGGCTACCTGAACAGCCGCGACAAGGTGCTGCTGTACATCTCGTCGGTGGCGCAGATCCCACCGCACAACCTGCTGGTGGGTGCGGGTATCTCGAACATCTCGGCGGAGGCGTTGGCCGCGCTGGAGTCCGGTCACCGGCATGACATCTCCGAGTACCAGACCAGCTTTGGTGAATCGCTTGAGCAGCTGCTCCGTCTCGCGGGCCGGGCGATGGGCGACACCGAGGGCATGGCGGCATGGGACGACATGTCCGCCCAGGTCGTGTGGCGAGACACCACACCGCGGTCCCTCTCCCAGGTAGCGGACGCGCTCGGGAAGCTCGCCACCCAGTTGGGGATCCCGCCGCAGGCCCTGTGGGAGCGGATCCCGAACGTCACTGACCAGGACATTCAACGCTGGACTGCGTTGGCGTCCGAGCGTCAGGTCATGGACGAGCTCGAAGCCATGGTCAAGGGCGGCCCATCGTCCAACGGCGACGAAGGCGACGACGACGTGAAGGCGAAGTCGGACTCGTTCGGCTCCCTGGTCCGTGCCGGCGTTTCTCCGGAGTCGGCAGCAGCGCAGACCGGGCTCGAAGGACTGGAGTTCACCGGGGCAGTTCCGGTCAGTTTGCGGTTACCGGAGAGCGAAGCTGCAGATCTAGAGGAAGCGTGAGAGGTGCCGTCTACTGCGGCACGCCGGTTGACAACGGAGCATCGTCGCCGGCTCGCTCTCATTGGCGATGTGGCAGTGCGGCAGATCCAACGCCTCGCCCGGAGTGCCGACACGGCGGACATCGACGCCTGGTGGGACGCACAGGAGACCGCGGCCGTGCGGGTTGTGACGACGGGGTACGGGTCGGCGGCCGAGCTCGGCGCCCGCTACATGGTCGACCACGCCAAAGCCGAAGGCGTATCTGTCACCGCGGCAAGGGTGCGTCCGAACCGGCAAGAGATCGCAACAGCGCTACGCGTCACTGGTCCGGTGGCATTCAAACAGCACATGCGCCTCTCCGGCTCGGAACAGGCCGCCCTGCAGACGATGCTGCAACGGCTCGGTGGTTCGGCGAATCGGCTCACACTCGGCGGCGAACGGGCCATGGTGATGCGCACGTTCGCCCAGTCCCGACAGATCGCAGGCTGGCAGCGTGTCACGAGCGCCAACGCATGCGCCTTCTGTTCCATGTTGGCGAGCCGGGGCGCCGTCTACCGCCGCGGTGGCGGCGTGGCACGAACGAGCGACATCACCTTCGCAGCGCATGACTCGTGCCGCTGCACCGCCGAACCACGCTACGAGATCGAACCAGAACCAGCGTGGGTGAACGACCTGCGCACCCAATGGAACGACGCCACCGCCGGCCTGTCCGGCAAGGAAGCGCTGGCAGCGTTCCGGCAGGCCCGCACCTAGAGAGAACTCGCCCGCCATTCGGCGGGAGTGCGCCCACGGCCGGCGCTCAACGGCCGCAGGCCCCGCAACGGGGCCGCACTCGACCGCAACGGGAGAGCACATGCCAGAGGAACCAGCCGAACCCGCAACGGGAACGGAAGGCCAACCACCCTCAACACCGGAGACCCCACCCGCGCCGGAGCCCGAACCCGAACCAGCCGCTGAAGAGAGGCCGACCGAAACGGTCGATTTCTGGAAGGAGAAGGCGAGGGAGCAGGAGAAGCGGGCCAAGGCCAACGCCAAAGCACAGTCGGAGCTGGAGAAGCTCCGTAAGCAGACGATGTCCGAGACGGAGAAAGCCGTCGCCGAAGCCGAAGCCCGAGGCCGCCAGGCCGCGACCGCTGAAGTCGGTCAAAGCCTCGCCGCTGCGGAGATCAAGGCCGCGCTAACCGGCGTCGTCTCTGAACCGGAGGACATCATCGATGACCTCAACCTCACCAAGTTCCTGAACGAGGACGGCAGTGTCGACTCCGACGCGGTGAAGAAGCTGCGGAAGAAGTACGAGGGGATGACTCCCAAGGCCACGCAGCAGCGCCCGAAGGAGAACCTCCGCTCCGTCCCCATCGGTGTCAACGGTGAGCCAGCGAGAACCGACATGAACGAATGGATGCGCTCTAAGG